CGTCATCCGTGTGGGCAGAAAGTGCGAGGATGTTCATTCCACCTTTTCCTTAATTCTATACCCATCATCTTCAAAGACAACTTCGTACTTTGATGTATCGTTCAATGTCATCTTGGCATGAGCGCGGCGAACAGTAAGCTCTTGTAGTCTTTGCGCAAAGCTTTTGCGCAAATGAAACATTTCACGCTCATACCAGTATCGTTCGTCATCAACGCGCCGGTCAAAGTGGGCATCTATTTCTTCCGGCGTCTTGAATTTTGGTATTTGATTCTCGCTCATTCTACCGTCTCCGCCGTCAATAACTCCACAAACTCTGGCCCGACGCGCCGTCCGCCTTGCTCAATAGCTCGCTCAATGTCAGCCATCGTAATGATGACATCGGCTTCAATATCTTCGTATAGCACAATGTCTTCATCGTCTTGCTGGCGTACTTTCCCGCTTTCCAACATCGGCGCCGACCATACCCGCGGCCGCATCATCTCATACCCATTATCCCACAGCACGCGCATGCGCTCGTGGCCCGGCGGCGTCCAACGATACTCTACTATCGGCTCATCCGGGAAACATTCAGCAGCGCGCCGCACCGATTCGTATTCAACGTAGCGCCGGCGCAACTGCTTGAGCCGCGTCTCGTCCATATCGGTTACCTGTTCTTCTTCCTCAATTTCGGTAATTTCTGGCGGCAACACATTCTTGTCCACCAGATAGCTCAAGCCCTGCGGTGTACTGATAAGAGATTGAAATGTCGCCGGATCGGCTGTGCTCAGCGTCTTTGCCACATCGGCCCACGCTTGTGCAACTTGAGCATCCAACAGTTCACCTTCCGCATCGCGCTCCTCAAATTGGAACAAAAGTGAGGCGGGCAGCTCTCTCTGTAGCTGCTCTTGAAAAGCATGCGGGTATTCAAGCACACCTTTTGTCACTGCCCGTTTATACTGTATCTCGGTCTCTTTGCCACGCCCCATCACGCCTGCCGACACAGGCCAGAACTCAGACACGTCGTAACCACTCACCAGCGCATAGGCCGCCAAGCACTGGTTAATGAACGTCTCACGGTCAAAGTGTTCTGGCAGCTGTGACAATGCCACCAGTTTGACATCGGCAGCATCCGTACCAGAGTTGGCAAGAATTATCACGCCGCCAAAGTATTCACGCTCTTTGGCTGTGCGGTCAACTTCGCGGCTCTCCAACGCATCTTCCCACTGCGGATCACTGATGTTATTCAGCAACATCAGCCCGCGCGGCATGCGTGAGCCGACGAGTTCTTGGTCATGCATCATCACACCGTAGAGGATTTTGATGATTTCAAAAGCGCGGGAAGTTTGGCAAAAGCCCAGACCACGAAGCTTCTCATTGTCGGATGGCATAGACACGACACTCAAGAAGTCGGCATCAGTCCAGTATTGTACGCCCTCGCCGACTGGATAGTATGCCAGCGGCGCATCCACATCGCCGGTCCAACGGCAGCGAGCACTGTCTACGTGGTACAATGCCCGCAGTGGGCCGCGCTCACCCTCACGTCCCAGCTCAGTGATGCTACCCATGTCAGTTACACGGTAGGACAAACTGGACTTGCGCATGAGATAGCGCCAGCCATTGTCATTCTCAGCATTGTGAAATATCTGAGAATATTGAAGCGTCTGGTTGCGCCCGCCGACCATGTACCAGCCCCGTGAGCTGTCCACTAACACACATTGATTGATGACACCCGCCCAATGCGGTTCGATGTACCAGAGTTTTTGTAGCTCTGCATCGCGGCGCATTGAGTTGGGCTGATAGTCGGGCAGCTTGAGTTCCAGCGCTTCCCATTTGCGCATGAACCGCACGAGGGAATCGTAGAACCCGACGCGCCAGTTCTGGGCGAATCGGGGTTGTTTGCTGAGCGTTTTGTCTTGGGCGCGCTCTATGAGTTCACTCATTTGATCATCATGATCATAGTTCGTCATTCTCTAACTCTTTCAATGCAGCATATATATTTAGTTGTGCATCTATCAAGTCTTCAATTTCGCGCAATTGCCATTCTAGTGTTATTTTACCCGATGCCGGTTCTTCTATTTCTCGCTGACAATCTATTACAGATTCCGCCAATAACATCAAAGTGCTTTGGGCTGTCAACCACCATAATGATGCTGGCAATGTTATCGCAAGTCTGAGAAATGGCGATTGATCATTCATATAATTCTGTCCCCCCATCTACTGTTCCATCAGGCAATATCCTCATACACAAGTCGGGTCTTAGTATTCTGAGCCTTGGTTGACTTGATCTATTTTGCTCAAAACTTGACCAAGTATCTGTCCAAAGCGCGGTAATATTACGTTTTGGAATCCATTCCTTCACATCGCCAAGCTCATCATATAGTGGCTCCTCGCCGACGACTGGATTAGCTAAAATGTGGATTGTATCGCCGTCTTTGATGACCATTATGTCATCTGCCGAATATTTGACAAGCGTTGAATCCATTCTGTGCTTGAGCTTGGCTATAACTTGCTCAATTTGCGGTGTATAATCAACTGATTCAGTTAATATCATCGCTGCTTTTATCTCACCCACCACGTAACCTTCCCCGCCCGCCAAGCCAGCGCGCCAGCTGCGATGTCGTCCGGCAGGTGGCCCGACCCATACACGTCATCCACGCTCGCCAGCCTGTGCGACGACTCCATAAACTCTATGAGCGGCGCTTCAATTGCGCCGTCCTCAATGTCACTGATATAGTTAGACAATAAATCCGACCTCGCTCTACCGACCATTATAAACGCTTCGGCCTCTTTATTCAAGTAGCCGTCCACGACGTCGCCCAATCCGGTCCCGTCGTGCACGGCGTTACTGTCATATCGTTCAATCTGTCGCTCGAATTTAGTAACCATCACCGGCCACGGCAGGCGTTGGCAGCGCTCGAATGCTACCAGGCGGGCGGGCGTCATGTCTACTCTAAGTGTAACTATGACCGTCCAATCTTGTTTTCTTGCCCAGTCCGCGCCAGTAGCATACCTGGCCCTGCGCAGCTTGCGCTTGCACTTACAATCGCCCGGTTCGTCCCGCTCGAAGTGTGGATGTCGCCGGCAGCGCCACTTGGGTCCTTCAATCTCAATGTATTCGCCCGGCTTGCCCTTGAACGTACCCAGTTTCTTTTTGAACATTGCCCTAACTTTGTCGGGCTGAATGGCGCGGCTTTCCGGTGAAGGCTCATTCAAGTCCGGCAGTAACTTCATTGCGTTTGCGCTCTATCTCGGCCTCGCTCAGCCAGCCAGTCGGCGGGGCACTAGCTTCATGATAGCACCAAGTATGAACAGGCCACCCTTTTTCTGCCGCCCGCCGCAGCACTTCAGTAAACGTGCCATCAGCATAGTGGTGCGTCGAACTGATGACGGTCTGGGCTGCTATGCCATCCTTCTCCATCGGCTGGCCCATTGCAGCATCTAAAATTTTGATGTCAGTTTCATCGCCCTCGTCAAATCTCAGACGGGGGACGTGGGGTCCGCGTACAGACTTGCTCGATGCCATCAGCGCTTGAATCTTGTTGCCCCAGGCCAGCCGCGTTTCCCGCATCACATCACTGGTGAGCAGGTATTTTGGCGCGCCTTCATGATCCCAGAACTGTTGGCTATATTCTAAGACGCGCTTGGATTGCTCACCACTGCCGCCGAGGATATTCACGTCACACTTGAGCGTGACGGCTTCGGTAAGGCCCAACAATGCTAACAAAAAACTCTTGCCGCCGAAGCCGCGCGACGCTTTCCATATAGTGACAGACGTACGGGCAAAGTAAGCATCACAGAATGCTCGCCACGGCGTTGAGTGATTGGAACAGACTTGCACGTCGGGGATGGTTGCACCCCAGGCGTACTTTATAAATTTCTTAAGGTGCTCCTCGTTCGTTATTGGTAAGTAAAACTCATCCCGAATCATCGGACCGATAAATTATGATCTTATCTGGCTCTAATGGCTCGTCACCACTAGTGACATCTACTCTGTCTTTAAATAGCCCATGTGCCTTGCCCAATAGCTCAAGTGCGCGCTGTGAATCATATACCTCAATGGTTGACTGCTTGCCCTTCGTGTGTACTATTTTCTTTACTAAGTGTCCCTTTTTATCAACCGCTTCCCAGTCAATCGCGCCATATTCTTTTAAGAAATCAGAAATGTCAATCCGCGCTTGTTCTGATAGCCGCATTAGTATCTCGTCAGCCATCATAGCAGACTCGCGCAGACGCTCACTAATTCGTGCAGAAACCTTAGCATTCTTTAACAATCGTGAACCTTGAGCAGCAAGTACACCAGCACTGCCTCCATAGCCTGCTCGCCTAGCAGCACGAGTGGCATTGAAGTCTTTAAGATACTCCTCTATGAATGCTTTTTGTTTATTCGTCAAGTCTGCCATTTATGGTTTCTTACCCAACTCCCGCTGCAACGTCACCAGATCCCGCTCTTTCCGCGCCTCCATCATATCTCGATAATTCAATTGGCTTGTGATTTGCCGCTCTGCCATCGTGCGCAAAAAGTGCGCTGCTATGAGCAACTGCGGCGGTACACATTCTTGAGCGTGGATGTCGAACTGAATACTGTCACGGTTAGTGAACGTGATGATGATTTGAGATTTTTTTGGTTCCTGTGAGCCGGTCATATTTCTGTCCTTAGTAGTTTGTTCCGCTCGATTATATAATCTGCCATTCCAATTTGCCCGCGTCTCCGTGCTTGCTCCAGCGCATCCATCAATAACCGCTTTCTGCTTTCGCGTAGTGTAGTCTCAGACTCAAGAGACCATTCCACACGCAAGGCCCGCACGTCGCGCAGCGTGCCAAAAAAGCGGTTGTGTCCAGTGGTATAGTTGGTTGTGTTGGCGGCGAAAGTATCAAGCCAGTTCACAACTCCACCTCATGCAATATTCCAATTTTCGGCCCGTCTTTCAGCCCCGGCTGAATATAAATCTCTGGACATCCCGGCGCATTGGGGGGATAACCCTTAATCTCAGTATAGGTTGATGCCTCTTCTATCGTGCTGCGCAAGAACGAGCCAGTATAAGCACCTATCCTCTGCCTTCGTGCCAGCTTGCCCGACCGGGTGACATATTCAACTGCCACCTTCTTAGTCATCTCATCATGGCAGTGCGCCATCAGTGTGACGTCCGCN